CAGAAGTTTGATGGCAGTCAGACAAGCGCACCCGCTGACTTGCTTGCCGAGTCAGAGCTGACAGGCTCAGATGCGCTCACATCCAGCTTTGTCGGCAATGGTATTGCTTATTTATATGTCCGATACGAGTACGATGGCAATGTGTTTGCCAGCGGCGTCCCGTTGGTAACGGCATTGGTAAAAGGCAAGAAGGTTTATGACCCGCGAACCGCTGTTACGGCATACAGCAACAACGCTGCGCTCTGCATTCGTGATTTCATCACAAGCACATATGGCTTAAATGACAACGCCATTGATGATGTGAGCTTTTCCGCTGCGGCCAACGAAAGCGATGAGAATGTGACGCTAAGTGGCAGCGGCACTGAGAAGCGGTACACCATCAACGGCATAATCAAAGCCAGTTCGCCTATAGGTGATGTGCTTGGCAAAATGTCCACCGCTTGCGCTGGCACGCTATTCTGGGGTTCTGGCTATTGGAAGCTCAAGGTTGGCGCGTACAGTTCACCCGTCAAAACATTAACTCTTGATGATCTTCGCAGTGAAATAAATTTAAGCACTCGATCAACAATGCGTGACAGCTTTAACGGTGTTACGGGTACGTTCAACGATGCTTCGGCTGACTTTATCACGGCTGATTATCCTGCAATCAAAAGCGACCCATTCAAAGCGGAAGATGGCGGCGATGAGCTTCTGCTAGACTTGCCGCTTCCGTTTACGACCAGCGCGGCGACAGCGCAGCGTATTGCCAAGATGACGCTCTATCGCGGGCGTGAACAGATGACCATCAGCGCAGACTTTGGGCTTGAGGCGTTCAACGTGGAAGTTGGTGACATCATCGCATTCACTAACCCTCGCTATGGCTTCGACGAAAAAGAGTTTGAGGTGATCGGCTGGAAGTTCTCATCCAACCAGGACGCTGGCGATCTTCGTGTTAGCCTGACGCTGCAAGAGACCTCCGAGGCTGCATTTGATTGGAACGCTGAAGAAAGCGACATCATTAACAACAATACTAACTTGCCTGATCCTTATGCTGGTCTGGCTGTGCAGAACCTGACTGCTATAGCTGGCGGGCGCACTCAGGGCGACGGCACTTTTATAAACTCGGCCATTCTGTCCTGGGATGCCGCTGATAGCTCGTTTGTTGAATATTACGACATCGAGTGGAAAGCTGCCAGCGATACGGTCTACGCCAGCACAACCACCGTTCAAAACACAATTGAAATCTCGCCACTTATTGACAATGTGCAATATAACTTCCGAGTGCGCGCAGTCTCGGCTGGCGGCGTCAAGGGAGCTTTTGCTACGGTCAACCTTACCGGCGGTGGCGATACTACAGCACCCGGTCTTCCCACTAGCATTACTGCCCAAGGTGGTTTTAGATACATCACGATCAACTGGACCAACCCAGCGGATGCTGACTTGAAGCATGTGGAGGTTTGGGAGAACGACACAAATACAACTTCAGGTGCTTCTCTTGCTGGCATTTCAGGTGGTAGTGAGTTTATAAGATCAAACCTGAATGTGGATCAGACTAAATACTACTTTTTAAAGTCTGTCGATTTCAGCGCCAATAAGTCAGCTTTTACATCAGGGGTATCTGCGACCACTACCTTCCTTGATGACCCTGACTTTGAGAATGGTGTATATAGCTTGTTCACTGAGCAAGGTCTCTATGCCATTGAGGATGTTACATCACTCCCGGCTTCAGGCAGCTTTGTTGGTGAAAAGGTATTTAACCGTACTGATGGCAAGCTGTACCAGTGGACGGGTTCTGCATGGGAGGCAGTTGTAGGGGGCGCTGAGAGCTTCGGTGACTTACAGGGGAGCATTGCTCAATCTCAAATACCGAATGGAGTAATTGATACTGCACAGATAGCTGATGATGCAATTATTGCTGGCAAGATCAGTGCAAATGCTGTTGGGGCCAACGCTATTGCTGCTAATAGTATTTACGGCGATGCTATCCAGGGTGGGGTTATTACAGGTAACAAGATTGTCGCCAACACCATCACAGGTGGCTTGCTGGCAACTTCTGGCATCATCACTAATTCAGCGCAGATCACTGACGCTATCATAACCAATGCCAAGATTAGCAACATAGCTGCTGACAAGATTACCGCTGGCACATTGGATGTAGCAAGGTTGCCCGGCATTGGGGTTGCTGGGGCCACTGCTGTAGATAGCTCCTTTAACACCTCTGGAACGGTTGACGTTACCGTATCTTTCAGCGGAGTAACTGTCGGGTCAAGCATGATAGCAGTTCTTACTGGTCGGTTTGGTCAGAGCAAAGAAAGCCCCCAAGTTGGCATAGTTCCTACAGGAACAAGCGTAACACTAGCTCACACACAATCCACTGGGGGGTTTGTGTCAGAAAATGCCACTCCTNTNACACCATATTCTCATGCGGTTTCTGCCGTAGCTACTTCNACAAGCGGCTCTTTAGGATTCAGATTGAGCGGAACTGTCAGTGGGGTTATGTACTACAGNGTCTCAGTTTCACTCCTGACATTTAAGGCTTAACATGCAATATACAATATACAAATCAAACGGTCATTGGCTTGCAGATGTAGACTGCACAGGAGATGTTCCAGTATTAGAGCCTAACCAGCAAGTCGTAAGCGGTGAGCATGGTAAAGATACAATGCTGATTGACGGGGTTATCTCACCTGTCAGTGGTGACGCCCTTGTTGAATATAATGACAGGCTAATGGACGAATTAAGGTCATCTAGGGATTTGCTGTTAAAGTCATCCGACTGGACGCAAGTACCTGATGCCCCCGTCGATCAAGCCGCATGGGCCACCTACCGTCAGCAGTTAAGAGACTTGCCCGAAAACACTGAAGATCCCGCAAATCCAACTTGGCCTAGCATTCCAACCTAAAGTGGGTTATTATGCCGGGGCATATGCCTTATAAACGATACGGAGTTCCGAAATGGCCACCTTTAACAAAGTGAACGATTTCGTTCTCAATGCGGTTCACAATATGGACCTTGAGAGCGATCAAGTTGTTGTCGCACTGTCCAACACTGCGCCAGCATCAGAGACACCAAACCCAGCCACTGACGGCAATGGTGTCCGAGCAAACGTGACAGAGGTTACATATACAAACCTTTCCTCGCGCAACGTGACGACATCTTCGTCCACTCAAACGAGCGGTACATATAAGCTCGTTCTGTCGGACATCACGCTGACATCAAGCGGTGGCTCAACTGGACCNTTCCGNTANGTTTACATCTANAATGACACCGTAACATCTCCTGCCGATCCTTTGATCGGATATTATGATTACGGTTCTTCCTTGACGCTTAACGATGGCGACAGCCTGACAGTNGACTTCTCNGCTGCCAACGGTGTTCTGCAAATCTCATAAGCCTAAAGAGGTGNTGAAATGGTCGTANTAGCGAACCGAGTAAAAGTTGCAACTGCGACCACTGGCACTGGCACGGTTACACTTGGGTCAGCGGAGGATGGTTATCAAACCTTCGCTGGCGGTGGTGTAGCTGACGGCGACATTGTACGCTATACTATTGAAGACGGCAGCAACTGGGAGATCGGTTCTGGTACTTACACCGCTTCTGGAACCACGATGACCCGCACGGTTAGCGAAAGTAGCAACGCTGGGTCTGCGATCAACTTGAGTGGGACTGCTACGTTGTTCTTGACCGTATTGGCAGACGATCTTGCAGACACTTTGGATTATGGCCTCATTACGGGCGCAGTTACTTTGACAGATGATTATGGGAGCCTTACCTAATGGCTAGACAAGTTCAGTTACGCCGAGGCACAACGGCACAGCACGCAACATTCACCGGCGCAGTTGGTGAGCTTACCATCGACACGGACAAGGACATAATTGTTGTCCACGATGGTTCTACTGCTGGTGGCTTTCCCGCTGCATCATCACTTTCTGACCTTGGCGTGACTGCTTCATCAACAGAGCTAAACTACGTTGACGGTGTAACATCTAGCATCCAAACGCAGCTTGACGCTAAGGGTACAGTTTCCTCGCTGGCAGACTTGAGCATCACTGCTACAGCCACCGAGTTAAATTATGTTGACGGCGTAACATCTAGCATCCAAACACAGCTTGACGCTAAGGGTACGGTCTCTTCGCTTTCTGACCTTGGCGTGACTGCTACAGCCACCGAGTTAAACTATGTCGATGGCGTAACTTCAGACATTCAAACGCA